GACACCACGCTCAAAGAGCTGGCACGCGACTATGGCATGAGTGACATTAAGTCTGTCAGAGAAGGTGAGTCGCAACCCAATCCCTTGTTGCAAAACAAACAGGCTGCTCGATCAGACCATCCTTTTGCTGTAAAATGGGGTAATCCCAAAGAGATTGGTAACTTTAGCCTCAACTCCGTGCGGGGCGAACAAGTACAAGGGCTTGCATCCATGAAAGAATCGGGTGTATCGTTACCCAAGTTGCGGCCTGCTGCCGTCATCAGAGATCACGAAAACCTGCAAGTGAAGAGTTAATGCGCATACCTGATAATCCGATTGAGCGGGAGTTCTTCTACGCTGACCTAGCCAATAAGTGCATGGTCAGTCTGGAACAGCGCAAAGCGGATTACCAGACGCTTCGAAGCTTTTATCTCTTTGGCTCTGGCCCTGATGAAGCGCCTGCGCACTTCAATAAGATTTTCCCGCACATTGATCAGCTCGCCTCTTTTCTGTATTCAGCAGAAACCACGCGCTTTTCCATCATGACCGGTGCGTCGGTCAACCACAACGAACAGACCAAAGTTCCCGTATTGACCCAGGCACTCAACGATGAGTGGCTTAACAGCAACGCAGATCAGGTGTTTTCACAAGCCCTGTCTTGGTCTTTGTGTTTTAACTCCACCTTTGTCAAGTTGGTGTTCAACAAAGGCATCCATCCTTATGTGGTAGAGCCTGGTGCAGTCGGTGTCTTGCGTGAAGATCTCTCGCACACAGACCGGCAAGAGGCCATCGTTCAACGCTACTACATCACCAAGTCAGAACTCTACTCACGGCTTTACAAGCACCCTAAGCGTGAAGAGATCGTGAAGCGGGTGACAGCGTCAGAAAAATCAACGGCTGATATGCCTGAAGGTGTTGAGCGCTTGATCATGTCGCAAGTCAACCCAACCATGTACGGAAACGTTAATCTAGATCTGGGAGGCATCAGTCGTTACAAGCCCAGAGTGGCTGAAGACTTGGTGCAGATGCAGGAACTTTATGTCTGGAATGATGACATTCAAGACTATCAGTTCGTGACCATCGCTGATCCAGACGTTGTGATTTATGACCGTGAGATGGCCTCGGTCTATCTGAAGGGTGAAGTACCGCTGATCCAGCTTTGCCCCAATCCACAATACGATTACTACTGGGGCGTATCAGAAGTCAGCCGTTTGATCTTTTTGCAACAAATGCGCAACAAGCGCATGAGCGAAATCCTTGATCTGTTGAACAAACAAGTCTCGCCGCCCACCGCGCTGATTGGGTTTATGGGCATACCGGATGAAAAGAACTTTGCACTCAACCGTGCAGGCGGTCTGCTTTACTCCGATACGCCCAATGCCAAGGTGGAGCAGCTCGCACCGCAGATCCCTAATGATCTCTTTCGTGAGATTGACCAGATTGACAATATGTTTGCTGAAGCCTCGGGCATTGTTTCGGTCTTGCAAGGCCGGGGTGAATCGGGGGTGCGCAGCGCAGGTCATGCCTCACAGCTTGCTCGGATGGGGTCTTCCCGTGCGAAGCGTAGAGCATTGGTGATTGAGGATGCGCTTGAAAAAGTTGCCACGATGTATCTCAAGCTTATGCGGCGTTATGAAGACAGGCATTACAAAGATACCAATGGGATGTCCTTTATTGCTGAACAATTTACCTCAGACTTTGTGGTGAAGGTGGATGCACATAGTAATTCTCCGATCTTTATGGAAGACACGCGCCAGTTGGCCTTCAATCTTTTCAAAGCCCAGGCGATTAGTAAAGAAAGGCTCATTGATCTGCTTGACCCGCCCATGAAGCAGTTGCTCAAAGATGATTTGAAGAAACAAGAGGCGCAAGCCGCACAACAGCAGCAAGGCCCAGCGCCGTCTCAAGTTCCAACCCCGCCAAGCTCTGCTGGCCCTGCCAATATGCCCTTGAAACAGGTGAAATAATGCAGAAAGAAGCTTATAGAAGTGCCGGTGATCAACCTCGCATGACGAAAGATTTAATGAAACAATCCTATCGTCCTGCCAAAATGAGCTTTGATCGTAACGCAATTCAGAGTAAAGTTCGTTCCAGTGGTATGCGTCAATCCTCTCGTTAAAGGAAACTATCATGTATGCTCGCAAGATGAAGCGTTCACGCAAGACCCGCCGCTAATCAGCGCTCGTGGCAAAACGGGTATGGCTGCTTCCCCGATGAAGTAGGTGGCCTGTCCTTTATAAAGGAGATGATCATGGCACGTCGTGGTCGCAAAGGTCGTCGGAAGTAATTCCGCATCTCTTTGGGGGAAGAGATGTTAAACATCCCCCACTTGACTTTATGTTCGTAAGCGTTTACAAACCGCCCAAGAGATTATATGAGTGTTCCAGCAGACAAATTAATGGAGATGATTCGCGGCGATCAAGCCAAGGGTAATGCACCTGAGGATGATGCAACGAAGCCTGCTTTGTCTGGCGCTGAAGCCCCGCCGATGGGTGCGCCGATGCTGACACCGGAGGATAAGCGCGGTGATCAGGCAAGTGCCAAGGTCAACGTGCAGATGGCGATGGACTTGATGCAACAAGCCCTGCCCGTCTTTGGATCAGATTCTGAAGAGGGTAAAAAGATTTTACAGGTGCTTGGTAGTCTGGCTCGCGTGTTTGGTGAGACAGAAGCCAAGACCAAAGAATTGATCCCTGCTGAGATCATTCAAATGATTCAATCGCTTCCGCAAGCCGGTGGTGCGTCTCCTGAGATGAAAGCCATTGCGAAAGCACCCATCGAGGGGACACAATCTCCTCCCATTTCGATCTAGGAGCAATCATGGATTTATTTAAGCCCAGAGGTGCACAAACGATTCGCCGTCCCTTGGACAACAAGAAGGAGAATGGCGTGATTGTGAACCCCTTCCGTTACGCTGATTTTGGTGGCTTGAGTTCTGCTCAGAAAGCCGGTCATAAGAACAAGATGACCCTGAGCAACCCAGGCGATACGAAAAAAGTGATCTGATTCTTTGTAAGGCGCTAAATCATGTCACTTGAAAATCTTTCTGAAGGCGAAATCCGAGAGTTGGCACTCCTGGCTAAGGAGCTGCACGACAATCCGACCACGCGCTCTGAAGCTTTACGTCTGACCAAAAAAATCCGGCAAGATTTGCCGATTCCTGAGTTGGACTTGCAAGACAAGGTTGATCGAACCCGTGATCAGATGCAAAGCAAGATTGACTCACTTGAGGCACGTTTGCGTGAGAATGATGCGCGTAAAACCCTTGAGGATCGTCGCCGTGCTTTGAAGGCCAATGGGAAAGTTCAATCGGATGATGAGATCAAAGAGGTTGAGAAGATCATGATTGATAAAAAAATTGCTGATCATGAGACCGCAGCGGACTACTTTAACTGGATGAAGCAGGCTGAGATGGATAAGCCTACGCCGATCTTCCAGGGTGCGCCGGTTCTTAACAACTTTGATTTGAAGAGTTACTTTAAGAACCCGCAGAATGCTGCGCGGGAAAACGCAATGCAAGCGCTATCGGAGTTACGGTCTCCGAAGCGACCGATAGGCTTGTGATGTTCAACAAGGCGCTAAGTCTTTTTTAAGGAACTATCATGCCTATTGGTGGCGGTATTATCCCAGCATCGGGTACGAGTCAGTACAACGAACTGACTTATGTAACCCGCAGGGCGTTCATTCCCAAACTGATCGTCCAGCTTTACAACTCCACGCCACTGCTTGCTGCGCTTCTGGCTAACAGTCAAACTGCATCAGGTGGTGTTTCTTCAGTCACAGTACCGGTGCAGGGTTCACAGTTTGTGAACGCTCAGTGGTCAGATTACTCGGGTTCTTTCCAGCAGCCCTCCGTGCAGCAAGGTGCATGGAATGCGGAGTGGAATCTGAAATTGATGATTGCTCCGGTTCCCTTCCTCGGTATGGAAGGTGCGGTTCAGCAAGACTACGCTGTGATTCCCTTGATTGAGGCTCGCATGAACGATGCGACCAACGTCATGATGGATTCGATGGCAACCGCGCTTTACCTTTCAGACGGTACGGGTTCTTACGCGCAACAGTTTACGGGCTTGCCCATTGCGGTTGACAGCGCCGGTACTTACGCAGGTTTGAACCGTTCAACTTACGCATGGTGGGCATCGAGCGAGTACGCTGCTGGCTCGGTCAACCCGACCCGTCAGAACGTACTTCAGTACATCTCGGGTACGGTGAAGAAAGCCGCTGAAATGCCAACCTTTGGTGTGTGCGGCTTTGGTACATGGACATTGTTGGCGCAAGACTTTGTAGGCCAAGAGACGTACATGATCACACCGGGCAGCAACTTTGCTCAAGGTGAAGATGGCCCAACTTCAGCCTTCCGTGCTTTGATGGTTGCGGGTGTGCCGATCTATCCTGATCCGTATTGCCCAGAAGGTACGCTGTATCTGTTGAACAGCAACTACCTCAGTATGTACATTCACAACCAGGCGCAGTTTGCGTTCACTGGTTTTGAATCGACTCTTCCCAACTGGCAGATTGGTTATGTGGGTGCTGTGTTGACCATTGCAGAAATGGTGAACACCAAGCCCAAGTCCATGACCAAAGTGACCGGTTACAACAGTTTGACGCTGTAAGGAGCACATCATGGCACTTGCATTAACGAAACTGATTCTCGCTTCTAGCTCGCCTGATGCCGATAGCGCCGGATCATACTTTGACGTCGTCACCGTTACCGCAACGGCTAGTACAACCACGCTTGTTCCGGCGGGTACTTATCTGTTGGTTCCCTCAACTAACGTAAAAGTACAAGCCTATAACGGAACGAGTTGGGTTGACATCATTGCGGCTGCTACAGGCGGTATGTTGATTTCGGATGGCATCAACGTTCGTTTCAACAATTCGTCTACGGTAGCTACAATGACGCTGTTGACCGTCAACGGCGGCCTTTCAGCACCCGGTACATTCAACGCAACCTAAGGGAGTAAAGCATGGATGCCAACAAAGTCGGCAATTTATTGCCGCAACAATTCGGCGGCATTCTGCTTGGGTCGTTGATCGCTGCGAATTTCAATTCGACAGCAGATCAGAAAATCACCGTCTTTTCAAATCCGTCTAAGTACATCATTCGTCGGATTGTGGTGACCAACGCTTCAGCGTCTTTGTCCACGGCTGTTGGCGGCATTTACACCGCCGTCAGCAAGGGTGGCACAGCGGTTGTTGCGGCGGCTCAGGTTTATTCTACGTTGACAGGTTCAACGCTCTTTTTGGATTTGACGTTGAATCCGACAGGCAGTGCAGATATCACGGTAAAGTCATCGATTCCTAATCTGTACTTGTCATTGACAACGGCGCAGGGAACGGCGGCAACTGCTGATGTGTATGTTTATGGTGACATTATTACGCTGTAATCATGTCTGTGATTTATGTGACGAATGAGGGTTCTCAGAAGGCTGTTGGTGAGTATTGCAATAAGCTTTATGAGTTCCCTTGCGGTGTTTCAGTAGCCGTACCGATTGAAGTAGCAAAGCATATTTTTGGGTTTGGAGATGAGGACAAGTATCAGTATCTTGTCCGTCTCGGCTGGATGAAGATCACTACAGAGCGTGAACGAGCGATGGATCGCTTGGCGCAGATCAAGTTCAGTCGTGAACCCATCGTCAAAGGCCAGTTGTTAGCGCCGCTGGTGGAACGAGTAGCCCCGCCGCCTAACGCTCACAAGGCAAGGCAAGGGGCCAAAGTCCAGCCTGTTGCGTAATCCTATGGAGCGGTCATGGCAGCAACGTATACCGGATACATTACAGAAGTCCGAAGACTGCTGCATGATGCCACCGGAGTCTTTTGGTCAGACACAGAGCTGACCGACTACATCAATAGTGCGCGTGATCGTATCGTCAGAGATACCGGTTGCTTGCGCTATCTTGCACCTTCCTCGGCAGTCTACAACGTCGAGACGCTTAATCTCACAAGCCTTACCTTGCCTGCTTATGCGCAGAGCATTTTAGATGTCCTGAACATTAATCTGTATTGGGGTAATTCGCGCATTCCCTTGCGCTACCTTGCTTGGACAGACTTCAACAGCCAACTGCGCTACTGGCAGAATTACACAGGCAGACCCGTAGGGTTTAGCTTGTACGGGCCAAACATTGTCTACTTTGGCCCTGTGCCAGATCAGACTTATCAGATTGAGCTAGACACCATTGTCTTGCCTGTTGCGCTGACATCAGACTCACAAACAGAACCTATACCATCGCCGTATACAACCTGTGTCAAGTTCTATGCAGCCTATCTTGCCAAATACAAAGAGCAAAGTTACGGTGAGGCTGAAATCTTTAAGGCTGAGTATACGAAGCAAGCGCAAGCAGCCATTGCTTCCTCGATGACACGGCGACTTCCCACAGCCTTCTCGCAGCCTTACTAATCATGGCCCAGACAGAGCAGAAAAAGTCCTACCATGTCACCAAGGACTTTAAGGGTCTTAACACGAAGGCTAACCGCACAGCCATCGATCAAAATGAGTTTTCCTGGCTTGAAAATGTCATGCCGGTTGGCTATGGCAATCTGCGTATTATTCCTAACTACACGCCAACCAAAGCAACTGCCAGTGCATCGGTTACATCAGGCAAGACCTATGTGGTTGTATCGGGTGGTGCAACAACCTTGGCACAGTGGCAAGCATTTTTCTCTGCCTTAACAGCCATACCTTCTAACGGTGATGTCATTGTTGCAACAGCCACTGGCTCAATTGTTGGCGGCGCAACAGTGGGTTTGTTTGCTACTTTGGCATCTGTCAATGAATACGTTGCTTCAGGTGACATTGGCAATACGTCGTACTTATTTTTCTTTCAAACCGACGGCAGTTGCGAAGCGCTCAACCTGACCAACAACACGCTCAGCACCGTGGCTGCTGCTGCTACTTTTTCAGGTTCTGGCGTTCAAATTGCACAGTGGAAGAATGAACGTATTTTGATCATTGATCCGGTCAAAGGCTACTTTAACTGGAATGGCACAAACCTTGTGTCAATGGGTTCCGTCAATGGCATCACCATTACCAATGGTGGAACATCGTACAGCGGTACGCTAACGGTGACCATCAGTGCGCCTAATCAAACCGGTGGCGTACAAGCAACGGCTAAAGCAACAGCATCTAGCGGTGTCATCACAAACATTACTGTTACGGAAGCTGGATCTGGCTATACATCAGCAACGGTTAGTGTCACAGGTTCGGGCGGTGGTTCTGGCTTTACAGGCACAGTCAGTTTACTGTCATTGACCGGACAGGCTATCAGCACCTTTTCTGGTCGCACTTGGATTGCCAAAGACCGGACGGTGTATTACTCAGCAGTCAACTCTTACAGTGACTTTGGAACGGTATCAGCAGGCAACATTACCATCACCGACGGTACGTTGCACGGCAACATCACGCAGCTCCTCTCTGCCAACAACTTTCTCTATGTGTTTGGTACGGATTCCATCAACGTCTTTTCTGATGTCAGGGTGTCAAGTACTACCGGCGAGACACTTTTTACCAACACCAACGTCAGTGCATCCATTGGTTCAAACTTAGCTGAAGGCATCTTTGCCTACTTTCGATCTGTATTGTTTATGAACCGCTACGGGGTGTACGCCTTGGTTGGTGCAACCACCACCAAAATCAGTGACGCGCTTGACAATATTTTTCCAAACATTGACTTCAGTTACCCTGTCACGGCTTGCCAAGCCCTAGTTTTTAACATCTTGGTTGCAGCCTGGTCAGTGACTTACAATGACAATGGAACTTTGCGCAAACTGCAATTGGTGTTTTTTGATCGCAAATGGTTTGTCACTGACATGGGTGCAGTCACCCATATTGCATCCTCACCCGTATCAGGTCTCATCAATGCTTATGGTGTGAGAGAAAACGGCAGGATTTACAAACTTTACACCGATCAAACGTCAGCCATTGCAAGCATGGTTAAGACCGCATTGTGGGCATTGAACGACCCCATTCGCACCAAGCAAGCGCTTAAAATTGGTGTGGAGGCAACGATCAATGCCAATGGCGTGGGAACGATCTTAGCCACGGTAGATTCGGAGAACAATGTATCGCCTGTGATCACCTTGACCAACGGTGTGTCATGGATTAATAATTTCTTACAAAACATTAATTGGACAAACAATTCAGGCCAGGTCGTGGCTTGGACGCCAACCGGTTATGCGCTATACAAGTATGATGCGCAACAATACGGTAAATACATTGGGTTTACAGTTACATCTGTATCACCAGCATTTACTTACAACGGGTTTCAGCTAGAGCATGAATTAAGAGTGAGGTTCTAATGACAAAGCCAGTCACCATTCCCAATACGTTTGCTACGGCTACGACAGCCATTCCTTTGTCTCAGCTTGACGGGGATTTCACAGCCGTAGCGACAGCCATCAATGATGCTAACACCTACAGCAACTATGCTGCTGATACAGGGTCTGCCAATGCTTATGTGGTGACATTCAGCGGTGTCAGCACAGCGTATTCCGCTGGGTTGCGGATTCAATTCAAAGCCGGTAATGCGAACACCGGTGCATCAACAATTAACGTCAATGCGCAGGGTGCTAAGAGCATCACCTATCAAGATGGTAATGCGCTTGCATCAGGAACCATTGCAGTTAATTCCATTGTGGATGTGATGTATGACGGTACGCAATTCTTGCTGATGAATGATCCAGCAGGTGCTACGGGTGGTGATGTCACAGGGCCAGCATCCGCAACCGACAACGCAGTCGTACGATTTGACGGTACTACGGGTAAGTTAGTGCAGAACTCCGTCGTCACGATTGCAGACTCGACGGGTGACATTTCAGGTGTAGGGCAGTTAAACGCCACAACCGTAGACACAACCAATTTAGAAGTTACCAACATTAAAGCTATTGATGGCACTGCTGCTGCAAGCATTGCTAATTCGACTGGTGTGGTTTCTATTACTGCTAACCCTGTACTTTCCGGCGGCACTGCTAACGGGGTTCTATACCTAAATGGGTCTAAGGTAGCGACGAGTGGTAGTGGGTTGGTCTTCGACTCCTCCGGCAACCTCGGCTTGGGGATGACGCCGAGTGCTTGGAATTCTTCATTTAGGGCGCTGCAAATTGGCTCCCGTATTGCACTTTACGAAGACGCTGGTCCTGCAACAGTTCTGGGCAACAACGCCTACAACGACACCGGCGGAACAAACCGTTATTTGGCTACAGCGGCAAGCACTCTCTATTTGCAAAGTGCTGGGCAACACCTCTGGCTTACCGCCCCCTCCGGCACAGCAGGCAACGCTATTAGCTTCACGCAGGCGATGACGCTG